TTTGGGAGTTACTTTTATCACCGATCACTGATTTTTCAAGATTAATCGGAATTCCGATATCTTTTAAAATCAGCTGGTAGGTTTCTGCAACTTTTGTGTTAAATATTACCACATCATCACCTAGTAGACGGTAATCTTTAAAGAATCGTAACGGTTTTCCGTTTTCGAGTCTTTCTAGATTTGCCGCGTACTGGATGATATCGTGGTGCCAAAGAGCAAATGAAGGGAAAGAAGATAGTAAGCCTAAAGGCTGACCTACCTTCCACCTAACAGATGTTCTAAGGTCTTTAACATAAAAGTCCCGCTGAGTCATTACTGTGTACCATGCTTCACCTAATTCTTGATTTAACATGGCGCTCAATCTTATCTTCTGCATTTCTGCAGGGATTCGATCAGAGGCTGATGATAAATCAAAACAATATGTAGGCTTGCCTAAAGATTCAGTCAGTAAGGTTTTAAAACCTCTGTCTTGATTCTTTGTGCAATCCGTACTTATTGTTTTTAGGGTGTTATACAGAGAGATCTGTATAACCTTTAACGAAGTTTGGCTCCAGTAATCACCGATAGCAAAAGTTCTTGTCTTACCTCCAGCTTCGCTGGAAAAGCCTAAACGGCCGGTACGATAAGATTCTTTTGCTGGTGTGTATTTGGCTTGTTGTTCCATCCAATGAGTAATCCACTCTTGTCCTAGGACTTTATTGAGTTTGATTATTCCATTGTATAGAACAGCATCCTCACACACCGCTCTGGCATCTAAGTGTGCACACGCGACTGCAGAGCCATTTGGCCCTTTAGCAGTTGTTGTGAACACCCTTGGATCTCCAGGGCTTCGGCTTACTAAGGTCCCTAAGTACCACGGATATTTATGAAAGAATTTCTCTAAAAATATTGAAAAATGTTTTGTTGTTTCGTTAACGAGACTCCCTTTCGGGTAATCTGCTACGATAGACTCTACATTAATCTCTATTGGAAGTTTAATTTTCTCATAAGATCTTGCAATAGTTAGGGCCAAACGATGTTCATTTCTACCCCTCTTAATGAGTGGCCTTAATGGCCAAAGAGGTTTAGGAATACCACGTTTGTCTACCTTAGTAAAACTCATAGGTTGAGTTGGGATG